AAGTGCCAAAGTTAAGAACGCCTATTAGGCGTTCTTAACTTAGCCTACTTGCCTATGTAGTGTTGTAGGCCAAAGTTAAGTACCCCCTTTAAGGGGGTACTTAACTTTGGCACAACACGGTACAGGGAGTGTCAAAATTGACATCATAAATCTACATAAAAATCATCATAATGTATATCCTATTCCTTGTCGAGGAGTGCCCTGAGATCTCGAAGTATGAGGCCACGTGTCCAAACCCAGAGAATGCCGGTGTCGATCTTATTACCGTGGAGGATTGGGTATCGCTTCCTAATGAGGTTCATCTACTGAATCTGGGTGTGAAGGCCATGCTGGTGAAGGCTGATACTATGAACCCGGTGCATTTCTGGCTCGTCCCTCGATCATCCATCTATAAGACTGGGTACACTATGGCAAACTCTGTTGGAGTTATTGACTCCAGTTATCGTGGTACTCTGAAGGCGCCCGTTGTTACGAGCTTTCTGGGTGCTGCCGGATTCAAGGCAGGGGCGCGCCACTTCCAGATTGTTGCTCCCGACATGGGCTGGATTCAGGAGGTCCGGCTGGTTGCGGAGCTTCCGAGCAGTGAGCGCGGTGCGGGCGGCTTTGGAAGCACGGGTTAGACCTTAGCGTACAGGCCTTAGCGTACAGGCCTTAGCGTACAGGCCTTAGTAAAATTGCCCATACCTACGCAGTATATAGTAGGTATGAGCCTCAATCTATATATCGGTCCAATGTTTGCCGGTAAGTCTACGGTGATTCTGAGTCTCGTTCGACGAAACCGCTTTATTCACAAGAAGACTATGTGTATTACGAGCAGCCTAGACAGCCGCTGTATAAATGCTATAAAGAGTCATAATGGTGAGACCTATCCTGCGACTGCGACTCTCGATTTAATGTCGATACTAAAGACCGCCGAGTTTCAGTTGGCCGATACTATTGTAATCGAGGAGGCCCAGTTCTTTGCCGATCTGAAGGCCTTTGTTTTGACTGTGGTAGAGGATTATCATAAGGATGTCGTTGTTGTTGGTCTGGACGGAGACTCTAACCGGAAACCCTTCGGGCAGATCCTAGACCTAATCCCATTCTGTGATTCGGTTCAGAAACTGACTGCCCTCTGTACGCGGTGTAGCGACGGTACACCGGCCCTCTTTACATCTAGACGCCAAGGTGCAGAGGCCCAGCAAGTTCTCGTAGGCGCCTCTGATCTATATGAGCCGCTATGCCGTAGGCACTTTAAAGGGGGTCCAGCTTAGACTTCCGTCCTTTAAGATATAAAAGGTGTCATTTCCCTCTTTGACTTTATATGTACTATTGTTGTGACGAGTCACATTTTGATATGTTTGGTTCTTCTCTGGTCCTTTGAATGAGTTCTTCCCGTTCTTTGAGATACGGTGCCAGCCGTCAGGAAGTTTATTTCCATTTTTATTGTAATTATAACGTCTTGTGTTATTGAGAGCCGGCTTAGCCGGCTTGCTTGTGTTATTCGAAAACGAATAAGGATTTATATATGTAAACTTATTATTCTTCTTTTCAGTCCATAGATTATTCTCTTCTATATATTTTAACATCGCATGCACTTCGTCATTTTCAAATATGTCATATTTATTATACCAAAATGCACGTTTAAAATTTTTATTATCTGTAAAATAATATTGTTGTGGTTGAAATCTATCACCGTTTAAAAAATATTGTATAGGCTCCTTCGATTTGGTTGTATATATATCTACAAATTTTGGTTTTATATAAACTATTTTTTCTATATGCTCTCCCGTTAGCTCCATACTTACTCTATTTCAATATAATTCGCACGCCGATTCATATCCGACACGGTAGATCCAGCCTTGCCCCTGTTAAAATTGCAAGGGCCCAGGTCGACCCGAATCGCTACTCCGTATGGCACATCTGACACAGTCCGGCATCTTTCAGCAGTTTCTGGATGATCCGCGCACCGAACGACTCCGTGATCGCCACTATGCCCATCTTCACATGGCCGTGATTGTGAAGCGCGGCCAGATTCTGGCGGAGGCCACGAATAACTACGGTTCCCGGAGTCGTGGGTCCGGCTATTCGAAGAGTAGTATCCATGCTGAACGCAACGTTGTCAAGCAGCTCGGTGATATCTCTAAGCTGCGCGATGCAGATATGTACGTGATGCGTTTCACTCGAGATTTGACAAAGCATCGAGAGGGTGTTCTGCTTGGCTCGGAGCCTTGCTCGGCCTGCGTTGTCTTTCTGGAAAAGTGCATGCGTGAATATGGCCTCAAGAATGTTTATTATACCGCCTAAGAGTAAGATGACCGACTACACGGGCGTGATGCCGCCGCTGACTTCAGGTGCGATGCCTACAAATTCGTCAGGTGAGACGCCTCTTACAAATATGCAAAATCAGGCTAAACCTTATACACCAATACCATCTTCGACAAGTATGATAGCTTTTTTAAAGGCTATACGAAAAAACATAAATGCTCTTCTTGGAACTACTCCCGCAACACCTATGAATAATGCTTCAGGAAGTATACAGCCAAATGATTATATAAATAATATATCTAGAAATCTAAATAATGTTTTGAGTATCAAATATATTTCACCAAAGGTAGTCGCGCCGAATCCAACCTTAGCCGTTGATTTACCACTTATTCAGACTATCTACCAAAATATTATTACACTTTCAACCTCCTTTGGCCTTAATCCTACTCAAATACAATACAGTGGGAATCCAATGGAGTATCTATTTGATATTGATAACAAATTGAAGGGTATTACAACTGCCGCCAATGTTAAATATGTGGATCCGAGTTCAACGCATGGTGCTATGGTTTCCTGGGCACGGATAAAAAAAATAGAAGCTCGTATTTCTGCTCTTGAAGATGAAGCAGGTCACGCAAGAAATAAGAATGAAAATGAAAATGAGAATGAGAATGAAAATGAAAATGAAAATGAAAATGAAAATACCTCAGGTGGATATAGAAGAACGTATAAGAAGAGAAAATCAAAGCGTAAGCGCACTCAGAAACGGGGGTCAAAGCGTAGATCTGCCGTCAAGTGATCATTCTAAGAAGCCTTTATCGATTACGCTAGGGTTTATATACACGTGTCCTACTAAGGTTTACTGTACCATTTGGATTCCTTACAGCTACACGGAGTGGATTGACTGTAGTCTTAGGTACATTTATAGAGTTTTCAAAACCAGCTGCACACCATTTACGATTCTTATAGGAGGTAAATTTACAGAAATAATCAGTAAAGAGTTTTGATAGAAAGGCAGCGAGAACGAGTGTCACTATAGAAACAGCGATCGCTATTTCTATTCCACCTCCCTCTTGGGTACCCGAGATAGATTTCAATCTAGGTATTTTTAATACTTCTTTAATAATATTCTGAATGATATCATTATATGTATCAAAAAATATATCGAGATTTGAACCCTCTTCAATATTTGGGGTTTCACCGCTGATTAACTTAGCAATCGCTCTTTCAATATCTCCACGCTGTATTAAAACCATTATAGATGAAAGAGAAAGCTTGTTATCTATATTTGATTTATCTGAATGACTATAGATTTTATCTGTTATCTCATGAATCTTATCTGATGAGATGACTTGTTCTGATTCAAGCCGAAGTTTATTAAAGGTATTTCTAAGTTTTTTAGAGCTATTAGAAGCATTTCTTGATTTAGCGTTTGCAGCATTAAGAAAGGCATTCGCGGCACCCTCTATCGCTACCTGACTGTTTCGATTTCTGTTTTTATTTTTCTGTAGAGTTTCTGCAACAGATCCCTTGCGTGGCAACTTCTTCCGTGTGAAGAACATCCTACTAAATACGCAGATAAAGTGAATCGCATACCGCTACACCTCGGAGAAGATGCTGTTCCACATCGCGCAACCGATCCAAGATCTCTACATCGTTTGCGAGCGTAGCAAGCGACCTCCACTCTTCCAAGAGACTTGCGAGCTTCAAGAGTGAGCGCATGAAGTTGCCCTCGAAGACCTCGTATTCGGCACAGAGAGTTGCCACAGAGACATCCTCCGTGAGCCAGCGCCAAATCGGCTCGATCCACTTCGTGCTCAAATCCCAGTACGTATCCGGAGATACTACACGACACTGTCTTTCTATGGCACAGCACTCCTTTGCGATTCCGTCGATCTCATAGAGAATGTCAATGCACACCTTTGGAATCTGTATTTGATCTGGCGAACCCGCATCTCCTTCAAGAAAGACTGATAGAACGGTTAGAATCTCATTCGGATTAAGGTTGCGCATGACTCCCCGGGCATAAAGCTTCGACATCAGAATCGGATGACCCTCATTCACCTCTGTTGCCGCTGTACCCAGAGTTGTAAGAGCACCTGAGGCGTCTAAGAGTCCCATGGTAGTCAAGGCCCTGAGGGTCGGCTCAACATCCGTCTCGGGTGCCTTGGCTCCGGCAATAGCCGCCTCATCTCTCTCAATCTCAACTATAAGACGTTTCAGAGCCGGCCACACCTCCTTCTGAAGTGAATACCAGCGCTGCCCCACGTGTGTACGATCCCAGGCATCCCAGGCCCTCTGTGCCTCGCGTCTAGCCGCATTTACACTACCCGTGACCGCAGCCTTGAGTTCGTCAGCCTCCTCCATGGCCGTCATCTCTTCCCGGCTGATCTCTATTCCTGAAAGACGAACCCGGAGCCTTTGTACGTCTGCTGCAGCTGCTATCAGCTGCGCCTGATGGCGCCGCCACCAATAGGATTGCTTCATAAGGTCCAGCCATCGCAGCGTGCCCGACTGGAAGGTCTTGAGCAGAAAGTCATAGTGAAAGGTCATCCGCGACTGGAAGGTCGACTTCGACCCCGTCATCATGCGCTTCACGTCATCAACCTCCTCCGGATCTCGGTCAGGTAGGTACAGAACAAGCCCCTTATCGTCCTTTCCTCGCCGACCGGCACGACCCGCCATTTGAATGTACTCGTCCGTATTCAGAATCCGCATACCACCCACGGCATCGTCGAACTTTCGGTAACCCGTGAAGACCACGGTCTTGGTCGGCATATTGATTCCCACCGCGAAGGTCTCTGTTGCAAAGAGTACCTTGATATACCCCTTTCCAAAGAGAATCTCCACGATCTCCTTCAGCTGTGGGAGCACTCCACTGTGGTGAAAGGCGATGCCGCGCTCTAAGAGGCCTCTTAGAGCATTGTATTGTGGCATCTGCTTCAAGGAGTCACCGTAGCGGTGCAGATGAAAGTCAATAATGTGCCGGACAGCTGCTGTATCTGATGAGTCTAAGAGTGTGTGTTCAACCTTGCCCGCATACCGCTCACAGTCCTTCCGACTAAAGACAAAGAAGAGTGCCGGGAGTAGAGTCTTGGCTTCAAGACGGCCGATGAGTTCATTCAGCTGATGCGTGAAGCTTTTCTGGCTTGATCCGCGCGCCACCGGGCCGTCCTCGTAGCCGCCCCGACGCCGATCGGCCACCCGGGCCTTGTGCTTATCCGCTGCCTCCGCGGCCGACTCCCGAGAGTGAATCCACATCCGGTAAATCCCGGAGTCAAACTGGTCCTTGGAATCTATCAAGGTGAGAAGCTCCTCGCCCCTATAGAGTCCATGCTGGAGTGGAACAATACGATATTGGGTTGAAATAAGATGAATGGGTTTCTGCTTCAACTCCCCGAGCCATTCTGCGAAATACTCCGGCTTATCGATCGTGGCCGACAGAAGAACCAGATTGACGTGCGCCGGAAGCAGAATCATCGTTTCCTCCCATACGGCGCCCCGGTCCCGATCGTTGATGTAGTGGCACTCGTCAAAGACAACCGCGTCCAGCCCCTCCAGACTCAGGTCAGCCGTAATCCCGAGGCTACTCGTCGTCGACTTATGCTTGAATAGGAGGTTTCGCAGAATCTCCGTTGTCATGATTATAATCTGGGCATCCGGCTTGAACTTGATATCGCCCGTCATAATACCCACGCGCCCTGGAAACATCTGTTTCAAATCATAAAACTTCTGATTTGAAAGAGACTTAATCGGCGTGGTATAGAAGACTCGCTTTCCCTTGGACAGGCTTTCAAAGATCTGGGCCTCTCCTACGAGGGTCTTTCCGGAACCTGTCTTTGCGGTCACGAGTACATTCTCATGGCGCCTGATCGCGGCGACGGCGTGCTGTTGAAAGGGGTCGAGTGGAAACTTAAATTCCGGTGTATCTAGATTTAGAGCCTTTGAGGTATCAACAATATTGAGAAACATACCTTTCGTTTTCAGGGGGCCTTACAGCTAATTTTAGCATTACCCTTATGCTTCATTGGGTCGGATTTGATTTAGGCGCGCTGGAAGAGAACGAACGCGTGTTCTTGAACGCGATCTACTCTTATGGGAACTTACTCTTGCCGGTTGGGCCTTCGGAAATACGGGGTGCAGGATTGAAACGTTGGCTCCAATCTCGCGCAACTCTCTTTCAGCCGACTCCTTCAGAGCCTTCAAATCTGCCCGAGCCTTCTCTCGGATTTGAGTGGCGGCGGAGCGCGTTGAAGAGAGAATAGAGGGTGCATTCCGCTTCCGGGTATTTGTATTGACTTTTGGTGCAGCCTCATTTGCCTTCGTTCCCTTCCGGGTCTGTTTCGCATTATAGACGGCACGATCACGGGCTAAGATTTGCTTAATCTTTGCTTCAGGATCCGCTGCCGAAAGTACGGATGCCGCATTGTAGGCCTTCGGCTTTGGGCGCTTCTTTTGAATATTGGCGAACTCGACGTCGTAGCGCTCCTTTAGTTTTCTGAGCTGTTCGGCGCGGGCAGCATCGACGCGTCTCTGCTTTTCGGATCGGCCTAAGATTAGACCCTTGTTTGCGGCCTCCTTCGGTGCGGGTGCCTCCTTTGGTAAAGGCGTAGCCTCCTTTGGTGCAGGCGTGGCCTCCTTGGGTGCAGGCATGGGCTCCTTTGGTGCGGGCGTAGCCTCCTTGGGTGCAGGCGTGGGCTCCTTTTGCGGAGCAGCAGACGCAGTTCCCTTATTTGTGAAAGCCGGTTCAACTATCTCCGTAGCATCTGGCCCTGCAACTTCCTCAAATCCATCATTATCGGCCACGCTCTCAAAGGCCTCCATCTAATCTTCAACAATAAATTATCTAAGCCCCCAGTTCATATCCTGATACATATCGCGCGCGGTCAACTTATCATTTAACTGAGGCTCGGCTGATCGAGGCTCGGCCGACCTAGGAGCCGGTGGAGCCGGTGGAGGCTTAACAGGAGCAACCCGAGGCTTCACCATTGTAATGATATAGGGTGTCATGTACAAGAATAGCGCAACCATAGTCATACGCACCAAGGCCGTAGTCTCCTTGAATATCATAGCCGCAACAGCGGTTACAATCAATAGGAGCGCATGGCCTCCTAAAGCGGATCCACCGTGTTCTCTGGCATATTCCTTTAGAGCGTCAATCATCTCATTTTTGCCACTCGGGAGAACGTTTATAGCGCCGTAGTAGAATATCAGGTCGTGTATAAACTGGACACCCAAAAGAATACAGACGAAGACGAAGGGTGACCACGGCTTCGTTAGGCCATAGCCCCTCGTATACGCGAATCGTGAAATCTGGAGAATGAGAATAATCAGAGCGACGTTGGCCAGGATTCCCTCTAGACCAAAGGCCTCGAAATAGGTATTGAGACTTGCGCCTCCGAGATTCCCAATACGAGCACCGGCAATCGCGAGATTCAGGCCAAATATGGAGGCGATACTAATCGGATAAAAATCGTCGACCTCTGCAAAGTTTCCTATATTACCTAGTCTGAAGGCCTCTACTGAACCTCCTTCCATTATCTATCGATATCTGTGAAAAATATTATATCCCCACATTTATGGAGTGGCGCTGTTATCTTCTGGAAACGGTCGACGATAAGCCAAAGACCTATGTCGGCGTAACACCCGATTTAGATCGGCGACTTAGACAGCATAATGGAGAGTTGGCAGGTGGGGCCGTAGCCACACATGGTCGGCAGTGGAGACGCGTGTGTCATGTCAGAGGCTTCCCGGACCACAGAGCAGCCCTGCAGTTCGAATGGCGCTGGAAACAGATCTCGAGACGTTTGACGGGAACACCGCTGGAACGCCGGGCAAAGGCCTTACAGACTCTTCTCGCCATGGAACGACCGACCACCGCGGCGGCCGACTATTCAAGCTGGCCGACCCCGCCCGAGGTTGTTTGGGAGGCGGGGGAATGCCCGGCCCTTTGAAAATCCACCCATATTGTAAATGGGTGTCCCCGTCTATAAAGATGTGTCCTACAATGGTATCGAATACTCTGCTGGATCCATCCTATATAAGGAGAATCTTGTGGAGTTTCTCATTGATCGCGTGGATCTGTCGGCAGTGAGCCAATACGCCTGGCACTTTGTGGGAAATGGTCTGGCCACAACCGTGGTCGGCGAAAGGAAGCGAGAGCTCTATATGCATGCGCTGATTATGGGACCGGGTCCCACGCAAATCGTCCAGCACATTTCAGGAAATGGTCTAGATAATCGCAGGGCCAACCTATGTCTTATAAATAAGGCAGATGCAGCCTTGAATCGAGTGAAGTCGAGGACAATAGAGTTACCGGCGCTCTGTGGTATAAAACCCGAGGATATTCCGACTCATGTATGGTATGTGCAGGCGAACGGATATCATCGTGATCGCTTTGCCATTGAATTCAAGACTGAGGGTATTCTCTGGAAATCCACGAGCTCCAAGTCGGTTTCCTTACAGGAGAAGTTGGAGGCGGCTAGAGCGAAGTTGGCCGAGCTTTATTTGGAATATCCACATTTGGATCCGGCTGTAAATGGAGCTGCTGCCACGGCGCTAAAGGAGTCGTTTGAGGCTATCATATTATCGACTCAAGGCTACCTGGGTTTCTCCTTTTAAATAGATCGATAGGTCCAAAGTCATCATCTAAGCCAAGAGTACGATCGATTTGTAAAGGATTAGGATTATTTTTTATTTTTGGCGAATACCTCAGTTTAGTCATTATATCAGTTAGCCGATATTCTGTATCCGGTGTAGATTCTCTATCTAAGGGTGGATTCGCTTCTAAAATACGTACTATATTCTCCACACTAGTATTTATGTCATTAGTGTCTAACACATTTCTATTCTCATTTAAAATAAAAAATATATTATTTATTTTAATATTAATTCGGCTAGTAATCTCATCGCGTAGCCTTTCATCTTTTATCTTTTTATTTATTTCAATACGAATTTTATTAATTTTTTCTCTGTGCTTTCTTATTTTTTCTGTATATTCTTCAACACTTGATACGACAGCGCCAACTTGGTCTGCCTTTACTGAATGTGGGTTTTTTAGAATGTCAATTATGCGATCTAGTTCAGGTTGTACATATTGTTTAAATGCTCTATCCACTCTATTATAGCTGCTACCTGAGTAAAGCGTATGTTGGGGCAACATATTTATTTTACTTTCTATTGTACTTACAAATCTATTAATTTGTTCATTTGTTATGGTTGATAGGGTTGTTTGATTCTTTTCCATTAGACCAAAAATTTCATATACCTTTCTATGAAGTTCATCGCTACCTGAATCTTTCACTTTTTTACTAAGATTATTTAATCTTTCACGATTTTGTTCTCTCCATTTGTAGTAGACCTGCAACTTCTTAGATTCTTCCGTGGTAGGCACATGTATTGGGTTATAGGTTGGATTTATTATAGCATCTTCAAGATCAGCACGACTTGAAACTTTTTGATCAATCTCTCCAAAAAGTAAATTGGTAAAAATAGTAAAAAGTATATCAATTACAGTCAGTACGGAACCAACTATCAGGTATGGAATCCCGAGAGTCAAACAATTCAGAATTAAAATTATATCATTGCGCTTATTATAATCAAAAGAATCACCAAAAATATAAGACAGGGTTGAGTTTCTTATATTCCCAAAATCACCTCCAGACATGTTTTTTACACCATTTATATTCTTAAGAAACTGTCTTAATCTATCATAATCCTCTTTTGAATTTTCTTTACTCTTTAATCCTTTTATAATAGTTCGTAGTTTTGGACCTACCACGATAATGATAGGTAATACCCATTTTAATCTATCTAGTACTTTTTTATCAGAAGGTACAGTCATATCACCCGTTAGAACATTCTTTATAGTTTCATATATTGAAAATAGAGTTTGTTGATCAGTATTTTTAAAACTATTGGCCTTACTCTTCATTTCTTCAACATAATCATTTACTATCTTCTTAGTTGCGTCGTCAAAACGACTCTTCATCTCTTCAGTATTTTTCTTAAGTTTATCAACTGTATCCTTATCGATTGTTATTAAGTTTTTAAGCTCTTTTTCAAGTTCGGCTTTTTCCTCTTTACTGAGTGCGGGCCCACTCGCCGCAAGTGTCTTCTTATTTATACCTGCAATACGGTGAGAAAGATTTGATATTTTTGTTGCACTCAAGGCTACATTTCTTTTTCCCTTGTTAACATTGCGTGCCTCACTATTGTACGCGTTTACATTCCCTTGAGCTTTGATAACGGCCTCTCTGGCTGCTACGGATCCAGATCGCCTTGTTTTAGCAAATGCTATTGCATTCTTACGTGGGGCCGTTGTTTTACCGCTCATTCTATTCCATAGAGACCGAGTATTTGCGGCCGGAGCCACATTTTTACGCGTATTATTTTTCTTACTAAAGAGGCTCCAAGGCATTCCTATTCATGGCTGTTATTATTTAAAATATCAGACTAGCAAAGCCGCTTGCTGCACTCCCTACTGCAGCTGATAATAATAGAGCCTCCGGACCACCACTATATCCAGTATATACACCTCTAAGTGGATTTTCTGTAACTTTCGGTCTCTCTGACTCTTCCTTAGCAATTTGCCTATTATAAATATCCATAAAATCACTACGAGAAGTATTGATTCCACGACGTTTAGCATCTTCCACCTTTCTCATAAAATCTTTATACTGATTCATGAAATCAAAATCACTATTAAATCCAGATTGTTGAGCCCATTCTGAAAGTTTTACTGGGGTTGTTCTAGATAAATGTTCTTTACGTTTCTTATACTTTTTTCCTAAATATTTTCTATATGCAATGGCACATAAAGCTGGTACCCATAATGCTGCGAATAGATAGAGTTGTCCGGTGACAACTATTAGGACTGCTATTATAAGAGTTATGAGTGTTGCTGCTTTATAGGTTGTGTTAAGACGATCTCTATTGACTTTAGTATAGAGATACTCACGAACCTTTTCACGCTCATTCCATAATTCTTCCATCTGTTTTACAGTGTATCCACCGCCATTTTGTATCCTATTTGTAATATTGATATTAAGTTCTATAAATGCTTCTTGTACTTCTTCAATATTCATCCCTCTATACACACGGCCTATGGTTGGTAGAATGATTATAATAATTGGAATAAAGAATATCATTAATTCTTTAATCATAGGATCCTCTATATTATCGATGCTTCCTACTTCCATGGCTTGCACGATTGCTTTTGCTAATCTTTCAAATAGTGCCTTATCTTTAAGAAAATATGCCTTATATTTTGTTAATAATTCTGTAATATAAGATGCAGTTTTCTTTGCGGATACTTCTATAGTATGAATCTCGTCCTTTGGTATATCCTTTTTTAACTGTTCTATCCCATCATTTAGTTTTAGTATCTTTGCTTTCATATCAATCGCTTTAAAATCCTCTTCAAACTGTTTTATGCGATTATTAATGTTAGAAATTTCAACCTCATCTATTTTATTTTGTGCACTGTTAAAGTTACCTTCTTCAGCACGTTGTAAGGCTCCAGATGCAAGATGGTGAAGTCTTTGACGATTGTTTGACACCTTCTCTAGACCCCTCATATGTTTAGATAGGGTCTTGCCATTTCCTGATCGTATCCTTTTCATTATATTATTTTCAGCATTTGTTCCAGAAAGACGCTGTCCACTTAGTTTAACATTTTCATATTGATTTACTCTAGCGGCCTCTAATAGGGCTGTAGCGGAACCAGATCTAGCCTTTTTTACATTACGCGTAGCCGTTATTTTACCGCTCATTCTATTCCATAGAGATCGTGTATTTGCGGCCGGAGCCCTATTTTTACGCGTGAACGGATTCCACATACTAAGTGATTATATTTTGAAGAGTCCAAAATTGAATGACCAGGTTCCTTTGGTAAACACTGTAAGCCCTATAGCGTAATGGATAGCGCGTCAGTCTTCGGAACTGAAGATTGTGGGTTCGACCCCCACTAGGGTTATTTTTACTGGGTCAAACTAAATCAACTGTTTAAATATTAATCACAAGTGGTGATTAATATTTAAACTATATGCAGCTCTAACGCCGCTCACATACTAAAAACACAAAAATACAAACGCCATGACGTGAATGTGACGTAATGTATACAGATTTAGTTAGAATATGCCAAGCCTCCCATTCCTGACATCACGCGGAGCACGTTGTAGTTCGTCGCGAAGACATAGACGGACGACGACGTCGACGTGCCAACCGCGTTGTTGGACACCGTGAGGAGGAGCGTCGTGTTATCAATGCGCGACAAGTTGCACGTGCCCGAGGGCTGGTGCTGCTCGGGCTGGAGAGCGAACGAGTAGACGTTGACGCCGACGGCGGGGACGTTCGTGTGGTGCTGGTAGGGCTGCACCAAGTTGAAGTAGTCGCCCTCGCGCGTCTGGAAGCGATCGTGGCCGTTGAGCTGGAGGAGCGCCGTGATGACGGGGTTCTTGCCCGCCATGCCCTCGACACGCGTCACGGAGTAGCCCGACTCGTGGACGCAGCGGTCCCACCAGTCGGAGAAGTTGAAGGGCTGCTGGCCCTTCCACTCGCCAATCACGGCATCGTCGCACGAGACGAAGGAGTCGCGCTGGACAACCCACACAAGCTCCTTGCAAGGGTGGTTGAAGTTGAGCTTGAGCTTGTTGGCCGACGACGTGATCGACTCCGCGCCCGTGAACTGGAGCGTCTCGATGAGGTACTCGTGGGAGACCTGGGCGAACTTGCGGCGCTCGTCCGTGTCGAGGTAGATGTAGTCGACATAGAGCGAGGCGGCCTGGAGGTTGGCAGCCGCGACGCGTTCACGGATCTGGTGCGCATTTGTGAGCAAAGGCGTGTTGTCCCAGCAGAGGTTGCGGAGGTCGTTGAAGTCGAGGTTGATGCGGACCTCGTGGTACTGGAGCGCGATCAGGGGAAGCGCAAGACCAGGGTTGCGGCAGAACCAGAACTGGAGGGGGATGTAGAGCGTGTAGGCGGGCGCGCACGAGAGAAGCTCGGGCGACGAGTTGGGCTCACCGGCGGCGCAGTCATTCTCGCAGCCAGAGCCACCCTGGCGAAGGAGGTTCGTGAGCTGGGGAACATTGCCAACCATCTTGGCATAGCCGGCCTGCTTGCCAGCCTCCTGCGTGAGCTCATTCCAGATGTGGAGCCAGTTGCCATAGTGCTTGTCGATGCGCTGGCCACCGATCTCGATCTCAACGGCCTTGATAAGATTGTGTCCGACCCAGTTGAGCCAGCGGAACTCGGCACCCGAGCCGTCCGTCGTGGGGTTGAGCTGCACCGAGGGGAGCGTCGCCTGGAGGTACATGCGGCTGATCAAGTCGCCGTTGCGCTGGATCGTGCACGTCACGCGCTTGCCGAAGCCAGGCGAGCCATTGAAGGGGTTCTCGATGGCCTCCATGGCGAAGTTCGTGTGGCGGCGGTAGACCACCTTGAAGAAGGTAATCTGGGGGTTACCCGTAAGGTAAACGTCCTGGGCACCGTAGGCGACGAGCTGCATGAGACCACCACCTGTCATTTGTTATACCCCTTTGCTAGAAATAAATTTCAGAGGCCAAGGGCGGCGCCGGGGACCAGAGTCTCCGCCAGATCCGAAGCCTAAACACCAGATCGTTCCCAATCTAGAAAAATGGCAGAGGAACCCTTTTTCAAAATACGGGCCACGAAGCGCTCGAATCCGGAATCGAGAACCACTCTTGATCGCCTTCATCATGTACGAATGCAGGCTCTTCTTGAGAAGGAATCGGATCTCGAGACCTTGAAGGCTTCTCTTAAAGATCTTCAAGGCCGGGTAACATCCGATGAGATCGAATCCGAGCAGCTTAGAAAGAAGCAGGAGGAGCTTAAGAGAGAACTCGAGAGGCGCCAGGACAAGAATGAGATCTTCGACTATTTTTTGGACACCGGTGAGATCTTATACAACTATTACGAGATTCAAAACAAGATTTCAAATGGCACGGGTGCACCTCAACGACGACCCGTAGCGAAACCTGGATCTGTTCTAGCGGCTCTCGAATCTGCAGCGGGGACGCCCAGTGGAACACCCGTGCCGGGGACAAGCGGTTCGGGTGAACTTCTTCGCCGAGACAAACTTCTAGAGGAATATCTCCTAAAGGTGGATCCGGCTCATGCTCGGGGTGCCACGACCTTTGATCAGGACCCCTATGGTGAATGTGAGGAGTGCGGTACTGAAATGATCTTTTCTGCCAATGAGGCCCTTTTCACCTGTACAAACTGCGGAGCCCAGGAGTTCGTTCTCATCGACTCCGATAAGCCCAGTTATAAGGATCCTCCTCGGGAGGTCAGTTACTACGCCTACAAGCGTATTAACCATTTCAATGAGTGGCTCGCCCAGTTCCAGGCCAAGGAGTCCACCGAGATTCCTGCCGAAGTTTATGATTCTATTGTGGCGGAGCTTAAGAAGGAGAGAATCATGGACTATCGTACCTTGAAACAGAGTAAGATTCGGGAGATTTTGAAGAAGCTCAAATACAATAAGTATTATGAGCACGTGCCCCATATTATGAATCGTCTGAATGGCCAGACAGCGCCTGTGATGAGCCGGGAGATAGAGGAAAAGCTGCGCTATATGTTCAAGGAGATTCAGCCATCTTTCCAGAAAAACTGTCCGAAGGAGCGGAGTAACTTCCTCTCCTATTCCTATGTACTTTATAAATTCTGTGAGCTGCTCGAACTGGATGAATATCTGGCCTCCTTCCCGCTTTTGAAAAATCGTGATAAGCTCTATGTGCAGGATAAGATCTGGGCTTTAATCTGTGGAGATCTTAGTTGGCAGTTCATCCGGTCGATTTAAACATGAGGATGTTCTTTCAGATATTCTCTTAAGTTTCGTTGTTTCCTATTTGCAGAGTTTAGGGAATATTTATGAGCAATCTTCGCATTTCTCGCACGAACTTTAGCCGTTGATTTAGATACTACAGAGCTTGCAGACCCTGGATCACTGGCAACAGAATCTGTATTTGACTGTGAGTTTGGTCCGTTCACGCTATTCTCTGTAATAGAAGTCTGAGACACATTACAATGCTTCTCTATCCACCCATCCGGTGGCTCCGTACTTCCATTATAGCGAGCGTAATATCCATTGTTGAATGGCGAGTTCGGGCCTCCCTTGCGCTTACATGAAAATCCCCGTGTAGATTTGAAGTTAGGCGCATTTTGATATGGAAAGGCTGCTACGGAGCCTTCTCTAGGCTTTCTATTTGGCCTCGGGGCTCTTCTCGTATTGCCGAAGGGCCACATCCTATTTATAACGTCACATATCTATCATAGATATGTAATGCTATACGATTTTAATCAAATATTTTGCTTTCTAATCGATTCGTTTAGATCCGGCCACCGGGGAAGCCAACGAGGTTGGCGCCAATACCGAAGCCAGCGCCCTGGCGAGCCGTGGCGCCAATCGAGGGCGAGACGACGTCGAGGATCGCAAAGACGGCCGCGGCGACAACGCCGAGCGTCACGATCTCATCCCAGGGGAGCGAGCGACGGGGAACAAAGATAGCCGCAACAGCGACGAAGAGACCCTCGACGAAATACTTAACCACGCGATTGACGATTTCAGACGCGGAGTTCATGCTGTCTATATTCCCATCGTAGATTTTTCTTCGGAACAGATTTGATTCCTTCGGTCGGATTCCTTTGGTCGGATTCCTTTGGTCGGATTCCTTTGGTCGGAATCCTTTGGTCGGAATCCTTTGGTCGGAATCCTTCGCGTATTTCTATCTAAAGCAAGACTCCTACAGAACTATAGAACCAATGGCTGCTCGGGAGGATTTTCTGGAAGAGGATGCCGAGATACCCGGACAGAAGGTTTGTCTCCTTAGCTTTCTTAGCCCGGAGAAGGTCTTGGCCAAAAAAGATTTGTTCATGTTTGAGGCCTTCCTCAAGACTTATGAATATTCTAGCCGGGTTGCTGCCATGGAAGAGTTCTTGATCAAATCCGTCAGTGGCATTAATGCGAAGCTTGATGCGGAGTCGGATCGCCTCCTGGGACTGGATCTGAGCGGCGCGTCGGAGGTCTGCCGGGCGGCTCGCTTCCAGCTTGATACGGTGGTTGATGACCTTAAGGCCTTTATTCAGAAAAACGATGCCGCCATGCGCGATTCGAAGCTAAAGGATGCCTTTGACACCTTCATGTTCACGAACAAGGCCAAGCTCGAGGATGAGTTCTATGCGAAGAATGAGTTCCAAACGACGGTCCGTGGCCTCAAGATCCGTGGTGTATATGGCAGCCAGGCCGAGGCCGTGGCTCGCTCAAAGAAGCTGCAGCGCATGGATACGCTTCACAACATCTTCTTGGCTGAGGTCGGAAAGTGGTTGCCCTGGGATCCCGAGCCCAATGATGTCGCCGACCAGGAGTATGCCGAGGAGGAGCTCAATACGCTCATGAAGAAGTATAAGGAGAATGAGGAGGCCCGGGAGCAGTTTCAGAAGGAGAACCGGGGGCGTCTTTCCAAGAAGCAAGATGTATCCGGATCCGTAGTCGAGGCTCCGGCCTCTGGAAATCCTCTAGAGGGATCGAAGCTCGGCTCGGATGTCACCGGAATGTTCGGTACGGATGGCCCGGCTGACTTGGCGATCGCTCGTAAGATGGAGAACTCGGGGCTCGATTAGTGTGTTGAGTCACATATGCTTAATAACTGACGGTATAGAAAATCAATATTGATCACTAGTATAGTCATCAATATTGATATTATAAGGTTTCCGGACAAAGGTTTCCGGACAAAGGCTTCCGGACAAAGGTTTCCGGACAAAGGCTTCCGGACAAAGGTTTCCGGACAAAGGCTTCCGGACAAAGGCTTCAAGCGCTGCGCGGGAAATAGTCATTTGTGTAGGGAGGAGAGATGGCACGGCACACATTCTCCTGACAGAACTCCCCCTCATTGCACGTAACCCCCTTGCAATCGAGATCGCGGAAACCCTCCGGAAATGAACGCATATACTTCTTGCGGAGCCAGGGTAGTGCCGCCACGACTAAAACAAGAAAGGCAAAGAGTGCAACGAGGCCATATGCACCACGGGGACTCTTCATTCTATTATCTTGGCTTATAATATAATGAGTAAACCTACGGCTACGCCTGTTAGCAAGGCTGGCAAGAAAGGTTACCCTGTTACATCAGCTGACCTACGTCAACTTGCGGGTATTATTGATTCACGATATGATGAAGAAACTGGCGATGCAGAGACAGGGAGTGGAGAGAGAGGGGTAGTAAGGAGAGGAATGAGTGCTACGCCTGGAGCTGGTACGCCTGGAGCTGGTACGCCTGGAGCTGGTACGCCTGGAGCTGCTCCTACAGGGGTCGCTACAGGTGGTAGACGTAAGACAAAGCGCAGAGGAAAGAAGCACAGCCGCCGCCGTGGAAAGAAGCACAGCCGCCGCTAAACCGTGAACAAATACTAATCTTAAAAGCACCCTCTGGATGCATTTTGGCCTACAACACTACATAGGCTAAGTTAAGAACGCCTAATAGGCGTTCTTAAGTTTGGCACTTGGCGGTAGAAAAGCATCCCAGCGTCAAGGAACAACCGGAAGCACCAGCGTCTCATGCATGATCGGAACCTCTTTCGATAAACAGAAGCCATTCATACATTCCAGACCATGTGGGCATCCGGGAAAGTCAACCCCACAGCGCTGAATCATCGATGATGGATTCTGAAAACGTTCCCGCTGGAAGAAGAGAGTTACGCGATAATAGCGATCCACCACAAGTAGCGCAACACCTATAGCGGCAAATATAAGAAGGCACTTAACCTCGTCCTTCATCTATTCGGTTAAAACTTCTTCTGCACAGCAATCGTCGGACCCTTCAGACGCTTCGCGGCCATCGGATCATAGGCATTCATCTCCTCTTCCTCCTTGTCCCTGTAGTTATTCGCCGAGTGTTGCCAGAACTCGGGAGCACCAATCTTAAAATCCGGATGAATCTCCGCCTTGTACCAGAAGACGCAGTCCTCCAGCTTCGCCGACTGACTCGTGTTATCTACCACCAAACATTCATAGTTCTGGGTGCACTGGTCCATGATCTGGCAGAAAAACTCGAAGCTCGGAAAGGCCGAGGCGTAGTTGTCAAAGATGCGCTTGCGATTCGTCATATACGGCTCTCTCAGAATAAAGACAAAATCGACGTTCGTACGAAGCGCCGGCTGGATACCCAGTGGATACTGCATAGTAATGATAAAGAACACCTTCAACCAGCGGCCGTTCATGAAAAGATACCGAATATTCTTGTCATGAGTCCATGAATCATCGTACATACAGTCGTCGAGAATCATAAAGGCCCGAGGATCAATACGAGACTTACCGCCACTGGCCTGCTCCTTCTGAATCCGCCCCATGATCATCTTTTGCCGTTTTACGTAGTTGGCCAGAATGAGAGCATTGTACTCGCCGTGAATGAAGATCGGCGGAATCATCTTTCCGTAGAAGGAGTTCGACTCCTCCGTACCGCTGATCACGGTTCCTAGGGGCATGTCCTGGTGATTAAAGAGTAGGTCACGCACGAGCGTGGACTTGCCCGTACGGCGGCGGCCAATAAAGATACATACGGCATCCTGTGGAACCTTACGCATTTCGAATTTCCGTAAAGATATATTCACTGCACCGGCCATGGTTCTGTAACTGTGGCGACGAAAAATACGGAGGGAACGGGCCCGCGGGTTTGAGTGCCTTTGAATTTATGAGCTGCGGGAAGAATGGACCTCCGGGGATGTAATCTACCAAAGCCCTCGTACCAGATTGAGCCACTCCCGAGAGAGTTGCATTCCGTGCAGGGGTATTCTAACCTCAATACGGTCTTTCCTACGGTCAATGAGATTCTTGATCTCCAGGATGCATCCAATGTATGGCTGGCCCCTGTGATTGATCGCATTGATTGTTCAGGACAACCCGGATCCTGTGCGATAACTGTAAGTGGCGAGACAGTCCGGGCATATATGAAGACAACTCACTTGCTCAATCCGATCCAGTGGATTAAGGGGTTCTACGATAAGGCAGATCGTTTGAATCGGAAGCTGTCCGATCCCTGGAATCAGGCCTATATTGACGCGGTATCCTGTTATCTAGTTGGCCGCCTCTATAGCCAAAAAGTATCCCCCCATTTCAACGCCTTTTACGGTGCCTTCACGGCCAAGGCGGCCACCTATTCCTATAATCTCACAGATGACTTTGACAGTTATCGGCAGAACAAGTGGTTCTGGTCTGGACATAAGAAGGGTCTGTATAAGCTCTCGGTGATTAATGAGGATGCTTCTGGATCCGTCCCTGAAGAGGTCCTAAAAGACATCTTTACGGAGTTCGACGATGAGTCCTCCGACTCTTCGGGAGACTCTGAAGAGGAGTCTGAGGAAGAGAACTATGAGTCAGAGGATGAGGATGACGAAGAGGATGAGGAAGAGAGTATCGAAAGTGTTGTGAGCGAGGTCCTCGATTCAGAGCCAATAGATCTTGATAATGCCACCCTCAAGTCCGAAGAGATGTCGGAAACCTCCTTTGCCTCCGATACAAATATGGAAGACGGTGAATACAAAATCGTCTGTGATATCTCAAACTATCCGGTCATGATGATTCTTACCGAGGAAAACAAGGGGACCATGGACGCGCTGCTGGATAACTTTGCGGCAGTCGGTGCCAGCCCTGGATCTGCCGAATGGGAGCTCCGCTGGTCGGCCTGGGTCTTTCAGATTGTAGCAGCTCTTTCAGTCGCACAGGAACTCCTCGGACTCACGCACAATGATCTTCACACCAATAATATTGTCTGGTCAGCAACGGAGGAGGAGTTTCTATTCTATACGATGCGCGACGGTACGGCCTTCAAGGTTCCGACCTTCGGTAAGATTTTCCGGATTATTGACTTCGGCCGCGCGATTTTCACACTCAACGGAAAGACTCTTGTGAGCGACGATTTCCGGTCCCAGAATGACGCGGGTGGCCAGTATCGCTTCAAGCCTCTGTACAAGAATGTTCAAAATGCCGTTTTGCCGAATCCATCCTTTGATCTTTCTCGGTTGTCGGTCAGCCTCTTTCAGGCACTCTTTCCGGACACGCCTGCTATTGACGAGAGTGGTGATGTGCTGAGCTCTGAGGATGGACTCACCGTGCTAAAGACTGTCTCACCTCTTTATAATGTGCTGTGGAAGTGGCTGATAGATGATGCGGGTATAAATGTGTTGATCAATCCGGATGGATCGGAGCGGTATCCGGATTTCTATCTCTATAAGCATATTGCTGCGAATGTACATACGGCGATTCCTCGGTATCAGGTCGTAGAGCCAGCTTTTGACCGATTCCAGGTGAATCCGTCAGAAGTTGGTAAGGCCTGGTCGTTGTTTTGTTAGCGTCTTTTTTTAATGAAAATATGTAAGATATAATCTTTCTAATAAATTCATCATATTTTTTGTTAAACTTGCTGTATTGTAAGCTTTAATACGTTCTAATTCAACTAGAATAAAATCTAGTATTTCAGGTTCCTTATCCATTACCTTCTGTGGAACATCATAATGACCTACAACAAGAGTGAACTTACCTGGTGTAGATAAAAACTTATTTATTCTAGTCATAGTTTTCTTTTCGTCGGGTGTAAAAGTACCGTAAGGTGCATTCTCTATTACATCATCAATACGCTCTAATAGATATTTTAATTTACCCCCGCTATATGCATTTGATTTGCGGCGAGCTTCAAATACGTTATGTATATTTGTATTTGCATTTACTTTAGATGCATTACGTGCATTAACTGTCACTCCCTTATGAACGCCAGGACCGCCTTTCGCTTGTCCCGCACCACCCCGTTGTTTTCTTCCTCTGGTACCTCTAGATCCTCTTTTTCCGCGAGTATGTCTAAAACCCATTCTAATATAGGTAACTTATATAAATCTAGAGCGTCTCAAGTTAAGAAAGTCCCTTGGGCCTTCTTAACTTTACCGTCAAGTGCTAGGATTAATAACTCCAGAGGAGTTATTAATCCAGCCTACTTGCCTATTTAGTGTTGTAGGCCAAAGTTAAATACTCCCCCTAAGGGGGTACTTAACTTTGGCACAACACGGTAGTACTTAACAGTCGACTTTTAGAATTTAGGCACACCCACCTGCACCTCCTCATCACCCGAACCCCCACCCATCTTTATAGCAGCCAAGGATGCGGGAGCGAAGGTCATAATACTCTTGATAAGGCTAGAGGCCGACTCGGGAAGAAGCTGCATGATGAAGGCGACTAGGATCGCCCCGATTAGGAAATCGCGGAGGAGACCCTTGACGCCCGGGGTCCCTTTCTCGATCAGGACCGTGGATCCAGCTCCCAGGACGGATAATGTTAGTCCACCTATGGCCATTCCAGCCCAGAGGTGTGACATTTCTGCGGCGTCGGCAGGAAAAAAGACGCGGTTTTTCGCGCATTACCGTCAAGTGCCAGGATTAATAACTCCTGCTGCGCTAGAGTTATTAATCCAGCCTACTTGCCTATGTAGTGTTGTAGGCCAAAGTTAAGTACCCCTTAAAGGGGGTACTTAACTTTGGCACAACACGTTACCGTCAAACACTTTAGAGCTGTTCGAATCCATCCATTGGAAGAGACTCATCCCCAATAAGATCAAAATCATTCAAGGCCTCGCCTGGAATATCTGAGAAATCTACGGCATCCTGCTCAGATTCCTCTGTCATTGGCTTGAAATCGGACCCCTCGGGATTCTCTGAATCAAAGACACTGTCGAGACCGGTGAACTTCACACGCGCGTCACCCTCTGAACCCACGATGATAGTGGGAGTATTCGACCGAGCAGACTCTAAGGGCTTGGCCTCAGGTTTGGCCTCAACCTTTTCCTTGGGCTCCTCGACCTTCTCTTCAACCTTTTCCTTGGGCTCCTCGACCTTCTCCTCGACCTTCTCCTTGGGCTCTTCTGACTTCTCTTCAGAGACCTCAACCTTCTCTTCAGAAACCTCGACCTTCTCCTTGGGCTCCTCGGGCTTCTCCTCAACCTTCTCCTTGGGCTCCTCAGGCTTCTCTTCAGGAACCTCAACCTTCACTTCAGGCACCTCAGCCTTGGCCTCAGCCTTGGCCTCAGCCTTGGCCTCAGCCTTGGCCTCAACCTCTTCCTCATGCTCATCCTCATCATCCCGCAAATACTCCTTCAAAATGCTCTTGACAGGCAGCATGGAGCGAATGGCCTGGTTCACACCATCGTTAATGAGCCCCTCAATCTGCCGCATATTCTTCTGGCGCTCCATCGAAGTCCCCGAGGCCGAAAAGAGATAGGTATTCGTCCAAAGAAGACGCGCACACTCCGTCATGGTCCGGTGAATAAAATGATCTAGTTTCGGAATAGTAATCTGCAACTTCTTCTGCTTCGTCGTTAAACGAATCGCCGATAGAATCTTTGTGTGCGCAATAAAGACTGCCGTGAGCAGCTCTTCCATATAATCACAGTGCGTGGCCGTAATCACTGCCGCAGTCTCTCGCTGGACCTTGTCGTGATTCCAATCCGTAATCCCCTCAAGCAACTTCTGGAAATTCATGAGCCCCTTCTTGGAATCCGGATCGAGCGTCTTGGCCTCCTCCAGCATTGTCAAAAAGAACGACTGCATGGCCGGCACAATATACTGACAGAGCTGACGCGTGTATTCACCCTTGGCCTCCGCATATACACCCACACCCTCTCCTCCAATATCCATACTAACTTCCCGCAGGAGTTGTCGCGGATTTATTAACCGCATAGGCGGCGAGCTGAATCCACGGCGAGGATCCGGCTCCACAGGCCCTCATCGCCTCCTGCAGATGTACATCATCGTAGTTCTTCATCATGAGACCTGATAGAATCTTATAGGGGTTTGCACCCTGTCTCCGGAGCTCCATAATTCCAGTCCAATCCGGAAGGGTTGCCTCAGCCTCCCGTGGGATTCCCAAGGCCGCTGCCAACCCCTCGTTTTTAGATCGCCTATAGGAGGAGTCCGAACGCATAGATACGATCGTACATCGTGACAGAATCGGTGGAGACAACTTCCAGAGTTCCCGGGCTTCCAGACAACACTTCACATTTGGCCCGGCGGTCTCAAGAATCCGGCGTAAAAAGGCCTGGGCCTCCTGAGTCAGATCATCGGCGCCCTCGATCCACACAAAGAGCCGATCCTTCGAACGAACCTGTTGGTGGAGAATCTCCCGACCCTCTCGGAGACTCCGATCCGTCCGCGCATTCCATCGGAAGAGCTTGGCCTTCGCGAGTGCCGCCTCCTCCCGAATCCATCGTGACTTTCCTGTGCCAGGTTCGCCGCTAATAAGCAGCGCACCTTTACAGGGCTTGGACATCGTTATTTACGATACGGATCTATGGTTTAGGTCAAGATCTTAAGAGTACAGCCAGATAGGGCCCCCTGCTTTTTCGCACGCGTGACATTTTTAGCAGGCAGCCGATTGTAAAAGCTATTCTTAAGAACATTGGTCTTATTTCCGAACATTCTCTTTCGAGTGTTATTTAGGAATGATTTTACAATAGCGACGCCCTTCCCCTTCAGATTCTTAGAGGCATTCATGTAAACAGATGGTGGCATATTCTTTCCAGCCTGAAATATAGTATTCTTACAATCGGGATTACAGTGGCCCTTTATACATTCCTTCTTAGATGTGGCCCTGCCCTTCTTTGACCGGAGTTTCTTTAACATATCATCTATAGACTCTTTCGGTAAGCCCAACTTCTTTGCGACTTTCACAGCCATCCTATCAGATCCCTCTTGAAAGGTCTTTCCGCAGAACTGTGATTCACAGCGCTCCATTCTAATGTGGTGTGCTAAAGTTAACTTTGGCCTACACCACTACCGTGAAGTGCCAAAGTTAAGTACCCCCGTAAAGGGGGTTCTTAACTTTGGCACGATACGGATGCTGTCAAGTAGGCTAAGTTAAGAGCGCCCTTCGGGCGTTCTTAACTTTGGCACT